CGATCAACGGTGTTTAAGGTGTACATCACATCGGATTCCTTATATCCATCTCCCTGATGGGAAGGACGGGTGCCGTTGCCTTCGATTACAAAAGTGCCACCCTCAACGCATACCGCGGGTTCACCGCCGTGGGTGCAAGCAAGTGTCGGAGAAACATTCTCGCTGATACTGCAAGAACTCTTTCCACCGCCTTGGTCTACACAAACCACAGCAATGCCACCTTGATTACAACCAGGGTTTCCACCGTTGCCATCAAGGGTGCGAGAGGTATCAGCTTCATAGATTCCGCTGTGGGGGTTGGAGGATTTCATAGCATTGCTATCCTTGGCGCTGATGCCGTATGCCTGGAGTACACAGTTAAAGTGGTTCTTGTCCGGCATACGCTGACTACCACCTGCGTTGTGTGCGGTTAATGTAGAAACAATTTGACCACCATCCCAACTACACGGTTCAAACAAGGTTTGGTCATTGTTGCAAGCGAGAGTTGCAGATTTGTTTTCCTGAATCAAAGCACCTTTTCCGCCACCTTCACAGCCGGAACGGATTTTCATAACGAGAGGAACATTGCCACCGCCGGTCCCCATACGGGAAGTGAGTGTTTGCACTTTATCATCGTCCGAAATAGTAACACGGCTGTCGGCAGGATGGTTTTCCAAAGCAACCGCAGCCGGAACAACTCCGGCACGGTGTGTCGGTGAGGTTTCCTCCTCGTAACCAATGGTTCTGCTTTTAGCAGAATGTTCGGTACAGAACCCGGCGGCTTCCATCACACAAGGTGGATGGTGTGCCTCGGCGCGGAGGGTTGCGGTGACCTCATCGGTAACATCCATTCGGTTGCCACCCTGGTCGTTAAGCACGATACCGTTGCGACCCGTGGACATACCGCAGTTAACACCGAGGGTGGATGAAACATCCCCGGTTAAATCTCCGTTGTATCCATCGAAGCCTGACGCTCCAAAGCAACTCGCAGAACCTCCGGCAGTTCTTTGCCACGCACGGAAGCTCTCCGCAGAATACCCTGACAAGCCTTCTGACTTAAAAAGTATGTCCGGGGCACTCCCACCTGCAAAATCTGCGACAAGGTAGATGCGGCGTCTGCGTTGGGGGACTCCCCAATATTGAGCATCGAGAGTTCGGTAAGCAACGCTGAATCCGTCTCCCAGGTACGCGTCTGCGTAAGGCCATCTGCCTTTTTCAGGCATAGGCACCTCGGTGTCCGGCTCTGCGATACCGATGACCGCTTCGAGGACGGCTTTGAAATCTTCGCCGCCGTTTGAGGAGAAGGCGCCGGGGACATTCTCCCACACGATGTATCTTGGGTATTTACCATTTGTGGCACTCCTCATTTCTTTAATAATGCGGATGGCTTGATAGAACAGCACGGATTGCTGTCCTTCCAGACCGGCTCGTTTTCCCGCCACCGACATATCGGTGCAAGGCGAGCCGAAGGTGATAATGTCCACGGGGTCAATCTTCCCGCCATCCATAGTGGAAATATCACCGTAGTGTTTCATAAAGGGCAGCCGCTTGGTGGTAACCCTAATAGGAAACGGCTCGATTTCCGATGCCCACACAGGGGTAATACCGGAAAGCAAGCCGCCTAAAGGAAAACCGCCCGAGCCGTCAAATAAGCTGCCGAGCGTCAATTTATTCATTTGCACCTCCAACTTCATCAAAGCTGTAAGTCAAGCCATCACGCTGAACCTTTACATCTTTGGAAGATCCAACCTGCTCAATGTAACGCTTTACGATTACATCGCAGAACTTCTCATCAAGCTCGATGGTGTGGCAAATGCGTTCTGTCTGTTCACAAGCAATCAAGGTACTGCCGGAACCACCGAAGGGGTCAAGCACAACCGTGTTGCTCATAGAGGAATTCATAATGGGATAAGCCAAAAGCGGAATCGGTTTCATCGTAGGATGGTCGCCGTTCTTCTTGGGTTTGTCGAACTCCCAAATGGTGGATTCCTTACGGCCGGTGTACCACTGGTGTTTACCTTTCTTCTTCCACCCGAAGAGAACGGGTTCGTGCTGCCACTGATACGGAGAACGACCAAGCACCAGGGATTGCTTTTTCCAAATGCAAGTGCCGGATAAATAAAAACCCGCATCGACAAAAGCCTTGCGGAAGTTAAGTCCCTCGGTATCTGCGTGAAATACGTAGATAGAGGCATCGGCAGCCATAGCACCTTCGGTGTTCTGGAAAGCCGCCAGGAGAAAATCGTAAAATGCGGTGTTCTCCATATTATCGTTCTTAATTTTACCAGCAGAGCCTTCGTAATTGACGTTGTAAGGCGGGTCGGTAATAACGAGGTTCGCCTTGACACCATTCATCAGAAGGTCAAAGGTTTCTTCCTTGGTGCTGTCACCGCAAACAAGACGGTGTCTGCCGAGCATCCAAAGGTCACCCGCTTTGGAGAAGGTAGGCTTTTGAAGTTCAGCCTCAACATCAAAATCATCTTCTTTGACACCTTCCTGGAGCGTTGCCTTGAAAAGGTCATCAATTTCACGGGGGTCAAAACCCGTGAGGGTTACATCAAAATCTTCGCCCTGCAAATCAGAAATGAGCAGAGCCAACTTGTCCTTATCCCAATCACCGCTGATTTTGTTGAGAGCGATGTTGAGTGCCTTTTCCTGTGCCTCGTCCATTTCGACTACAACACACTCGGTCTCGGTGTAGCCCATATCAGCAAGAACCTTCAAACGCTGATGGCCACCGACTACGCGCCCCGTAGTTTTATTCCAAATGACCGGCTGGACCATACCGAACTGCTCAATGGAGCGTTTCAGCTTTTCGTATTCATCGTCACCGGGTTTCAAATCCTTACGGGGGTTATAGTCCGCAGGAACAAGGTCGGTCAGTTTTTTGTTTTCAATTAACATTAAACCAACCCCCATTCCGCAAACTTCTCAAAGCCACCGAGAGAATGGATGTAGTTTCTTGCGGTTTCCACAATATTGGAATACGGAACACCACCAACGGTATCATCCCCGATGGCGCAGCAGAACTCAACGGGAGCATTGTAATGCTGGGCAAGCAGCCAGGCGTAAATGTTCACGCTGACATCAGCCTTGGAGAGGTCTTTGCCGTGAAGTCCGCCACCAGTAACGGAGTCGGCCATATCACTGCCGAGCTTTCTGTTGGTAGCACCAGTATCAACATCCGTGCCGCCGGTCCAATCGCCGAGCGGATTGATTTCGGCATTGGGGAAAGCACGCTGAAGGTCATCCTTGTTTGCGTTGCTTTGGCAGATAATCAATCTGTCATTATTTAAGATAAACTTGCCATCAAAGGGGTACTTTTCAAAAAGGTCTCTCGCAAAAACAGACAGTTCGTTCTGTTCTTTGGTGACGGGCATTCCTTTGAAGATACCGTTATCACCGCAGCGAATGGCATCCTCCTGGTTACGGGCAAGGTGCTTATCCTGGGGAACGATAACGATGTTGCACATAAGATTGCCACCGATGCGGTGGATGGCTTTTGCAACATCCACTTTATCGATGGCAGCGGTTGTTTCAATAATTGCGTGGCAGGTGCCGTGACCGATGAGGACTTCGACAGCCACCTTGGGGTTTTCATCAACAACGTAAGCCAGGTCAACAATGGCACCGGCAATTCTGTCAGCCACCTTGTCAGGGTGAGCGGGATTTACTTTTTCAAACATATTAGTTTCCTTTCCGAGCGGAGAGCAACCGCTCCATGAGATCATCCTGCGGAGATGTGCCGCCATACTCCACAGCACAGTTTTCTTTTACGATTTGGTAGATTTGATACCAAACCTGGTTGACCTGTTTCATATAGGTCTGGCTCATTGCGACATACGGAGATGCGATTGCATTTCCGGTGGTAGGATGCTTTGCAAGGAAACCATATTCGGAGATACATTCCTCACATTGAATCCAACGGCTGACACTCATTGCATATTGCTCGATAAGCTGGTTGTTTACTAACTGTTCGCAGCCACGAGCTTTTAACCACGCATGGGTATCACGATAGACCTCTTCGGCACAGAGGTCTTTTCCACTTTTCTGTTTTGCCTTCAAATACTCCTTAATAGGCGGAACTTCTACACCTTCTATTTCT